AAAGGCAATTGGATATATGAATCACGCTAACAATTTGGAATTTTTGGACCGTCTTGCAATAAAACCAAGTTCTTTGAATTTGGTTGGTCCTGAACATTTTGGAACTGTGCAAGATGAGATGGAGTTTGAGTATATATTTTCAATGCCTACTTTTTTGCAGACGATTAATTGGCCACAATCTTCTTTAGTTAATGACGTGTTGGCTCAGGGAGTTTTGGCCCCTGGGGGTTTTGCTATTGGCACGGGTCCATATTTCTCAGTGGCCTCTACTAGTCCTTCCCCAACTTGGTTTCCAACAATGTTGGAGTATGCAACATTACCGTTTTCGTTTTGGCGTGGGGGTTTTCGGTTTCATTTTGATTTTGTGGCTACAGGTTTCCATAGTGGTCGTTTATGGTTGGGAATACATTATGGAGTTGCAGGCACTCCTGGTACGTTGGATGGTGCTACAGCAGGGTATGGTGTTAATATTGATGTGAGTCCAGATTGTCACCATTTTACTTATGATATTCCTTATTTATCAGGAACCGACTATAAAAGAGTGGTTAATGGGCAGAATATAGTTGGAATATATGGGGAGGAATATTTTACTGGAGTTTGGTCTTTGCGTGTGGTGAATCCGTTGGTGATGACTGAAAATGTTTTTCCTGCGATTTCTATTAATATGTTTGTTGGAGGGATGGAAGATTATGAAGTTGCAGGCTTGCACATGAATAATGTTTCGTGGAATGTTCTGCAGGCTCAGGGTGTTACAGATCAGACCAATACGAGTACTATGAGTGCAAGGGAGGAGGCAGTTTTGATAGCCACTCAGCCCCAAGTTGGTTTATATCGACGCAATTTGGAGAGAAATATAATAGTGTTCGGGAGATTATTCGGAGATATGCTCTTACGAGTAATAATATTGGATTCTCTCCTGGACAAAATGCGTTTACGAATGAGACGGTGGCCGATACTATGGAGCCATACTTGGTTGGAGCTTTTGATGTCGGAATTGAAATGGGGCGTGGTACTATGGGATGGTTCGCTTCTATGTTTCGTGCGTGGCGGGGATCCATTCGTTTTAAGGTGATGTATGAGAATATATCAGCGGGCGCTTCCACAGCTTACGCAAATACGGTTAAATCGATGCGTCCTTTCTTGATGTTGGATACGAGTTGGACGAATAAAGGTTCGACTGTGAGTACATTGACTGAGTTGGACCGGGCCTCTATGTTATATTCAATGGGTTCGCAGTGCTTAGTGTTGTCGGGAACAGGTGACTCGTTGACGAATACAGGAACTGTGACTAATGCTCTTCCTAATATAATGGATCAGGTTGGTG